GTCGCTGGTGGTTTCGTTGGTAATCAAATTGGTGGTGGTTCTGGTAATGCTGCGGCAACTGCATTGGGTGCCGTATTAGGTCTTGTAGCTGGTCAGTCTCTGATTCAGGATGCGCCTGTTCAACAACCAGCACCTGTTCGATCCTATGTAGGTTCTGGCAGTTGTAATCAGTACTCAAATCAAGGTGCCCGTTCTGCCTGCAATCGTGGTGTATCAGAGAGAGAAAATGAGCGTCAACGCAGACTTGAACAAGAAGCATATCGTGCTGGTCGAGGTCGTTAATTTTTATCAAAAAAAGACTTGACAAAGCTTATATTATTTGGTAATATAGTTATAGTGATGATGAAGAGGTTTGTGAGATAAAATGAAATATTTGATTGGTATGATAATTGGAGTTCTGGTGATCGTGTCCTTTCCAGAATTTCTTCCTTGGATTAAATTTTCCATAACTGAAACTGTTTGCGGGCGTGTCGAATGACTATGCATATGCTTCCTGTGTATTACACAACGACTAATACACGTAAACGCAAGGCAGGCAAGAAGACTCAAAGTCAACTTGCTGCCGAGCGTGATCATCAAAAGTTTTTAAAGAAAATGGGAATAGGCACTCGTAGCTCAGTTGGATTAGAGCAACGGTCTTCTAAACCGTGGGTCACAGGTTCGAGTCCTGTCGAGTGCGCCAAACCAAAGGTCGTATATGACTCTTCTATGGCAAAGAAAGAAGAGATGGTTTATACGGGAACTGAAATCATAGGGATTGCCCAGATGCATAAATCTAATGCAGTCCCTGTTCGTGGAAAGAAACAAGCAACAGAGATTGCTAATATGAGGCGAGGGTGAACACAGAAATCTTCAATGAAACCTTCAAACTTGCTCAATCAGTAGAGCCAGTGAGAGGTGCAAGAATTGCGGCCGCAGTGGTTCGTAAAGGAAAGGTTGTGTCTTTTGGTTATAATCATAAAAAGTCACATCCTTTCCAAGCTAAGTTTTGTAAGAACAATCATGCAGTATTTTTTCACGCTGAAGTTCATGCTATAAAGAATGCTCTAAATAGTGTTAATGTAGATGATTTATCAAAGTGTGATTTATATATTGTAAGAGCAAAACGAAATAAAGAAAACAAAAAATGGCTCACTGGTTTATCAAAACCGTGCAGTGGTTGCCAAAAGTGTATTGACTTATTTGATTTAAATAGTGTATACTATTCTAAAGAAGGAGAAATTTAGTGAGAGTTGAAGTGCGTAATAATAATGTTGATGGGGCATTGCGTGTCCTAAAGAAGAAACTACAACAAGATGGTTTGTTCAATGAGATGAGGAACAGAGAAGCCCATGAGAGTAAGGGTGAAAAGCGTCGAAGGAAGAAAGCTTCTGGTCGGCAACGGTGGCTTAAAGAACAAGCGAAAAGGTTAGATGAGCATGGTTTTTAAAAGACTTGGATCAGATATAAACATTTTACCTATATTGAAACAAGTTGCTGAAAATTGGAATGATTTTTATATATCCACAATAAAGCAGAATAAATATAAAGCCGTTCGAGAAACCATGTCAATTAATCTTATAAAAGGTGTTCCTCTACCCGATGACTTTTTGTATGATAATTCTCAGGAAACAATGAAGACAGAATTATATTATAAGTATGATGAATGTGTATACTTTTTAAATTGGTTTGAAAAAACTTATAGTGGTAAAATACGGAGGGCGCACATTGCTCATTTGAAAGTAAACGGCAAAGTGTATCCTCATATTGATGGCGGGGAGTATTTTAAAAATAAAGATAGATTTCATTTAGGTTTAAGTGGTTACTATGATTATACTGTTGAGGATGAAACACAAAGATTTGGTGCTGGGGATTTATTTTGGTTCAACAATAAAAAAATGCATTCTTGTATTAATGCAACCCCTATACCAAGAATTTCCTTAATATTTGATGCTGAAGGATGCACAATATGAGTACAGATTCTGAAAATACTGAAGAGAAGAAAACTAGGACAGCAGAGATTGAACTAGAGACACACGAAATTGCTACTAAGACAACTACTCCATTACATACCACCGATTGGTATATCAAGTGGGTTGCATCTGTTATTCTCATGGTAGGAATGATTCTTGCTTCAAACAATCTATATCCTTGGAATATTCTTGTTCAATGTATAGGAATTTGTGGTTGGTTAGTTGTTGCATTGATGTGGAATGACCGTTCTTTAATTATTGTCAATGCGGTTGGGTTGGCTATTCTTATGAATGGTCTGATTGCTTACTGGTTAAAATTGGGATAAATAGTACAATGACTAGAAAAATTAAATCAAAGACTGATAACAAAGGTTGGACTGATCCTTCAAAGAAGAAGGTTCGCAAGAAACGCAAACCTATGACAGATGAGCAGAAGGTGGCCGCATCAGAGCGTCTTGAGAAAGCCCGTGCTGCCCGTGCTGCTAAGAACCCTGACTATGGTATGACGGGCATTCATGAGAGTTTGCGTGATCTACCAGATGACTATCCAATAACTCCAAAGAAGGTAAAGGTTTGGATTAAGACACAAAAAGAACTCGTATCTATGGAACGTAAGAATGAGAAGGCAGATGTGAAAGGTGCAACTGCTCGTAAAGCATCTCACGAAGCATATGTTCGTAACTTGCTAAAATATCTAAAGGATGGTGATTATGTGGATACGTTTTATGGAGAACATCAAGATAAAATAATATCCAATAGATGTCTAGCTCAAGCTTATTATTGGGAAGGACCGAAAAAGGGAGAACCAAAGTTTGATGTTGGTACATATTATCCACTCTTAGGGACAGTTTACACTCAAGAAATGTTTAACGAAGATAGAGGTATCAGTGATGAAGAAAGACCAGAAGGAAAGCCCAAGCGCACAAAACGTAATAAAGGGACCGTGGAAACTAAAAGGAAAAAAGGAAGTCGTAGTTCCTGACCTTGATGTTATTGCTCTGCAAGAAAATATTATGTTTGCTGATGATTTGACAGAATCTTGTTTGGTGCAGATGATACATACTATGGGAGAGAATGGCGTTGAAATCGGTGACAAAGAGTTCGTTAGGGATATCGGATTTGTTATCGAGGCAGTCAAAAGCACAATTTACCGTGATATGGGATTAGTGCATCCTATGAGTAGAGTTATGGAGATGCTAACAAAAATTAATGTTGATGAGAAGAACAGCATGAACAGTCAGGTTGATTTGGACTTGCTTGAAAAGGTCGAGATTGTTGAACTTGATACAGACGAAGAACCAACACCCGCATGAGGTTGTAATGATAAAAATATATGATGATTTTTTCAGTGAAGATGAAAATATTATAATTAATAATTTACTAGAAAGACCACAATGGTCGTTTGCTGGTGGAGGTCCGGAAATTGACAGCCGGGGCAATAGAATCGCACCAGTTCCATCATATTTCTGGCACATGAATAATTTAGAAGAAGAACATTATTTTTTATTCCTATACGATAATGTGATTAAAAAATTAGAATTAGAAAATGCATCATTAGTTAGATGTTATGCTAATGGTCAAACAGCAGGACAATCGGGTATTCCTCATACAGATGATGGTGATCTGACAATTTTATATTATCCTACACCGTGGGAACATTTTTTAGGTGGTCATTTAAATTTTATAAAGGATGGTGATATAGAAAAAGTTGTTGAATATAAACAAAATAGGCTGGTTAGTTTTCCAGCAAAAATGAGGCATTATGCTAGTCCACCAGAAAGGCATTATGCCGGTTTGAGAACATCCCTCGCATTTAAGGTAAAAATAAATGATTTTAGTTGATATGAACCAGATTAGTCTGGCAAGCGTGATGATGCATTTGAATATTACGAAGAGAGGTAGTGTTGATGCTGGTATGGTTCGCCATATGATTCTCAATTCTCTTCGCATGTATCGTGAGAGATTTTTTGATGAGTATGGTGAGCTAGTTATTTGCTATGACTCTAAACATTATTGGCGCAGAGATATTTTCCCCCAATATAAAGCAAGCCGCAAGAAGACTAGAGATTCATCCAGTCATGATTGGAATGATATCTTTGAGTTTCTAAATGCGTTCAAAGATGAGATGATTGAGTTTATGCCATATAAGGTATTGGAAGTTTATGGTGCAGAGGCAGATGATATCATCTACACTTTAACTCATGAATTTGAGACCGACAATGGAAAGACTTTAATCTTGTCTGGTGACAAGGATTTCATTCAGTTACAGAGATATAAAAATGTCACACAATATAGTCCAATCACCAAGAAATTTATTGATGGAATGGTATGGAACGAATATCTAGATGAACATGTTCTGCGGGGAGATACCAGTGATGGTGTTCCTAATGTTCTTTCTCCAGACAATACCTTTGTAGACGGATTACGTCAACGACCACTAGGTAGAAAGAAAATTGAATCGTGGGTTGAACATAACATTGAGGATGTGTTGCCCAATGATGAGATAAAACGTAACTACCAAAGAAACAAGAAACTTATCGATTTAACAGAAGCTCCTCAAGAGTTATTTTCAGAAATAACAAAAACATGGAAAGAAGCAAAAACTAACCCTCGTAGTAAACTACTAAATTATTTTATACAAAACAGGTTGAGTGACCTAATGGATTGCATAGGAGATTTTTAATGCCCAATACATACACACCACTAGTATCCGAAATTCTAGAAAAACTTTCTAAGAAGAAAACAAAGAAACAAAAAGTTGACCATTTGATGGAACATAATTCGGCCTCTCTTCGCATGGTGATCAAGGCATCTTTTGACCCCCGTATTATTTGGGCACTTCCCGCTGGTGAAGTTCCATATACTCCAAATGATGCGCCAGAGGGAACAGAACATACCATGCTTGCTGCTGAAGCAAACAGGTTATATCATTATATTCAAGGTGGCAATAACGCTATTACCCAATCAAAAAGGGAGGCAATGTTTGTTCAACTCCTAGAAGGACTTCATAAGAATGAAGCTGAAGTCTTAGTTTCTGCAAAGGACAAGTCTCTGCATACAATGTATAAGGGATTGTCTGATAATGTAGTTAAAGAAGCTTTCAATTGGGATGACAACTATATGGTTGTTGAACATAATAGGCATGTATCAGTAGATGGACCAGCAAACATTACAAGCAGAGTTTAAAGAACTAGAATATGTTGCTGCTGACTTTCTAGAAAAGGAAGACTTTGAGTCAGCAGCTAAATGTTATAGACAGTTGATTGTAGATGACCCAGAAGATGCTAGGGCATACTATAATTTAGCAATCATACTGCACGACTTATCTAAGTTTGCAGAGTCATTTGCTTGCTATGAGCAATCAATAAAACTAGGATATCACAATCCTGCCAGAGCAAATTTGAACACTGGTATGAACTATCTTAAAATGGGAGACTTCAAAAGAGGATTTCATTATGTTGACTTGAAGTCAGATGGTGCGTGGAGACTAGGAAAAAACTTTGCTTTCAATCAAGAGAGGCTGTCTCACATTGAGTTGTGGGATGGTCAACCTCTTGAGGGTAAAACCATATTGATATATTGTGAGCAGGGATTTGGTGATAACATACAGTTCAGTCGATATGTGGCAGAGGTGGCAAAATTAGGTGGTAAAGTTATATTCTCTTGCTACAAGGAACTTTATGGCATATTCAAAGATAGTCCTATTCTAAAAGATGTGGATGTTGTGGAAGGTGCTTTACAGGACATTTCAAACATAGACTTCAAAATTCCCCTGATGAGTCTTCCTAGAGTTCTGGAAGCTACCATCAAAAATATACCTCATGCTGATGGGTTCCTGTCAAAAACTTATCGTAAGGATTGGAACCTGTCTGGTGAGGGTATGAATGTAGCGTTGGTGTGGGAGTCGAGTGGACTTGATACTCGACGTTCTATACCCTTTGAAACGATACTACCTCTCTGTGAGCTTCCTAACGTCAATATGATAAGCATACAGAAGGGCACTGCTATGTTTGACTATAGACGCAATCCAGAAGCTAAAGACCTCTTACCAAGCGTTGGTGAGAGAATAAAAGACTTCTCTGATACAGCCGATATCCTGTCTCAGGTAGACTTGCTGATATCGACAGATACTGCACCTATTCATATGGGTGGAGCATTAGGTATTCCAACGTGGGGGTTACTCCATTACTCTGCTGATTGGCGTTGGTTTAGAGAAAGAGATTATCCCGATACCAGTCCTTGGTACGAATCAGTGCGAATCTATCGTCAAAAAGAACCCGCAAGTTGGGGTGAAGTGGTAGAACGAGTAAAAATAGACCTAAAAAAAATGTCAAGTAACTGGAAATAAACGACTTTTTGGTGCATTATTTCCTTGACAATATCCCTTATATGTCGTATTATATGTATAGTGATGATGAACAAGGAAATAACGATGATTGGTCTTGAAGTTACAGGTGGTGTCAAGAAGGACAGAGAACTGGCCGAGGAGATTGTCTGGTTCTGTCTGGAGAAGATGTTGCCTCGCTACCGGGCACTGAACATCACTGTCTTGTTGACCAAGACATATGAACAGGGTGCCAGAGGGTTCTGTTATCAGGAAGAAGATGACCGTGACTTTGTGATTGAGGTTGATCATCGTTTGACAAAAGCAGAGGGCGTTGAAGAGTTCATCGACACGGTTTGTCATGAGATGATACATGTGAAACAGCACGCAACGAGAAAATTGATTGACCGTTTCCGTGGTGGTTACAAGAAGTTGTGGAAATGTCGTGATGGCAAATATCGGAACTATCTGGAGACTGCTTACGAAAGGCAACCTTGGGAGATAGAAGCCCATCGTGACAGTGGTAAATATATGAAAGAGTTCAAGAAGGAGTATTATGGTTATGAGTAAAATGGGAAACTACATGATGGATATCGAAGAGTTCTGTGATGGATACTTTTTCGGTGGTGATGAGATCGACATTGATGAGGTTGCTCTAGCTGCTGACAAAACTTTTCGGTCAACCATGGCGGGTGATTATGCCCGTGAATATCTCGAAACACAACTGGGAGAAATGTAATTACAGCATTAGATGAAATTGTAGCTATTGGTTTGATGTTTGTGGGTGCTACTACAGATATTGTTCCAAACGAAAAATCAATAGTTAATAATAATCAGCATGTTGAATGTCTTGCTATGAACATGTATCATGAAGCAAGAGATCAAGGCACGGCAGGGAAACTTGCTGTGTCTGCTGTTGTGATGAACAGAGTGAATGATGAGAGGTTTCCAAATACTGTGTGTGGAGTAGTCCTTCAAGCACAAATGAAAAAATCATGGAAAACTGGATTACCTATTCCTATTAGAAACAAGTGCCAGTTCAGTTGGTATTGTGATGGTAAACCAGATGATGTAAAAAATGAAGAATCTTACAAAAAGATACTTGACTTTGCTCGATTAATGATGCATAATGATATAAGATTCGTTGATATAACTGATGGTGCTACACATTACCATGCTGATTATGTCAGTCCATCTTGGGCAAGGACCAAGACGAGAACAACAGAGATTGGTGACCACATTTTTTATCGTTGGGAAAAGAAATGACATTTGATGAATACCAAGAGTTTGCGAAGACCACTGCTATCTATCCAGACAATGCCAAGGTAGTGTATCCAACACTAGGGTTGTCTGGTGAGGCTGGTGAGGTCGCAGAGAAGGTGAAGAAGAATATCCGAAAGAGTAAGTTTGGTTCTTTCGAGTTCTATGGTAATGAACTTGATGACATTGCCAAGGAGCTTGGTGATGTTCTGTGGTATGTGTCAGCACTTGCAAGTGATATTGGATACTCACTAGAGGACATTGCTCAGATAAATATGGAGAAACTGAAATCTCGACAAGAGCGTAATAAAATTGAAGGTGAAGGTGATAACCGATGAATATTTTCTATCTAGATAAAAACCCTAAGATTGCTGCACAGATGATGTGTGATAAGCATGTGGTGAAGATGATACTAGAGAGCGCACAGATGCTCTCTACAGCGCACCGTGTGCTTGATGGTGATGAGTATGCTGAGAAGATGGGTCTATACAAGTTGGCTCACAAGAACCATCCTAGCACCATTTGGGTGCGAACATCAAAGAAAAATTATTGGTGGTTGTGGAAGCACTATGATGCTCTAATGAACGAGTATACTTATCGTTATGGCAAAATACATGCGACATCCAGATTGCGTGATGCTCTATTCAAACCACCTACTAACATTGATGTTGATGCTCCTCTCACTGCTCCACCTCAATGTATGCCTGCATACTGCAAGGGTGATGATACAGTGAAAGCATATCAAACATACTATATAGTAGAGAAGTCAGGTTTTGCAAAATGGACTAATAGAGTACCACCAAAGTTTTTCATGGAGATGAATGATGACGAGGGAACCTCATTGGGACTACATGAGTCGGAGACTTAGAGAGGAAGATATGAAAGAATCTTTACATTCGGTATTGAGTGAGAGGCAAAAGATGGAACTCAATAAGATTTATAATGATGCTAATGAGATAAAGATTTTAAAATCTCAGGCAGAAGAGTTGCAGGGACAACTACAAGCGGCTTATAAGAGAATAAAGATTCTAAATGAATCTGTAACTGAACAACGTGACAAAATTTTTAGGTTGGAAAAATTGGTTCCAGCTAAACAATTGGAGTTTGAATTTTAATGAATGGTGAAGATTCGTTTGAGGCAGTACAATATGTTCCTGTTCTCAAAACTGATTTTATTATGAAGACAACTCTAGATAAAGAGTTATGTAATACTTTAATAGAATTGGCAGGACAAAAACTAGAAACTGGTATTGTCGATAACCTAGAAGGTGTTCGACGAACAGGTTGGCATCTTCAATTGGACAAGGACATTGCGCCTTATCTACAGAGAGTTTCAGCAAAGGTTGAACATTGTATTTCCACCAGATTAAATTATCCACATTTCAATAAACGCAAACCAGCTTCAATGAAAAGAAATGGTATGCAATTTGTTGTTGCAATGTATAATGCTTGGATTAGCTTCTATGATAATAATAGTTTTGTTCATCCTCATTGTCATGAAGAAGCACCTAATTTTTATTCTATTGCAGCATATCTTTCGACAGGAGACAGTGACACAAGTTTAAGCTTTATGACAGATGAATCACCATCGCATGGTATTAATAGGCCAAGAGTTGTGTGTAAGCAGGGAGATTTAGTTATTTTTCCATCAAATCTATATCACTATACGAATGATACATCTGATGGGAGAATTGTATTATCTGGAAATTATTATGCTGGATATATGCCAAACATTAATATGGGAGAAGGATAATGCCGACATATACATTTATGAATTTAGAATCTGGTATTGAATACGATGAAGTCATGTCAATGTCAGAGTATGATAAGTATATGGAGAACAATACAAATGTTGAGAGAGTCTTTCAACCAATCGCTCTTGGTAGTGATCATATGATGGGTGTTGGACCAAAGGTGGATGCTGGATTTACAGAGAATATGCAGAGGATATCAGCAGCACATCCCAATTCACCAATAGCAGATAGATATGGTAGTGGACGAACAAATGCACAAATTAAAGCACAGGGTATAGTGAATAAGCATAAAAACAAATAAATATATATATGATGTGGGCGAGAAAATCATACTTCAGCACCGATGCACAGCGTCTATGTAAGCTTGGAAGTCACTCCGCCCTTACATCAGAGGGGGGTGCCGGTTGCCCCCCTCACCCTAATATGGAAGCAGAAAATGGCAGCACAAAAAAATAAAGAAGTAAGCTCTAAAGACCTTGTTGTAATCAAACCAATCACTGAAAATCAAAAGGTTATATTCGATACATGGAAAAAAGGACAAAACCAATTTCTATTTGGTGCGGCTGGAACAGGTAAAACTTTTGTCTCATTGTATCTTGCTTTGCAGGATGTAATGGATTTAAAGAAACCATATGACAAAGTTATTTTGGTGCGTTCTCTTATCCCAACAAGAGAGATTGGATTCTTACCGGGTGATGAGGAAGATAAGTCTGCACTGTATCAAGTGCCGTATCAGAATATGGTTCAGTTCATGTTCAAGATGCCAAATGAAACAGCGTTCAATTCCTTGTATCCTAAGTTGAAGGCTCAGTCATCTTTATATTTTCTATCAACTTCTTTTCTAAGGGGGTTGACATTTGATAATAGTATCATTATAGTAGATGAATGCCAGAATTTAAATTTTCATGAGCTAGATACGATTATCACCAGAATAGGTCAAGATTCTAAAATTATATTTTGTGGTGATTTTGCTCAATCAGATTTACAAAGGACAAACGAGAAAAATGGTTTACATGATTTTCTAAGAATACTAGAAGAGATGAAAGAATTCAATTGTACAGAGTTCACTATTGGTGACATTGTTCGGTCTGGCTTTGTGCGTAGTTATCTAATCAACAAGACCAAAATGGGAATAGGAATGGAATAAAATGGATATATCATTTAATACAAAACCAGCAGTAAGTTTCATGTCTGTTGGTTTCGACAGTGAAGTGATTGAAGAACTTAATACACATATAGACGATGAACTGATTGATGCTATGGATCGTGCTAAAGGACCAATCAAGTTTTCCCATACACTTGATTATGTGGGAAAGATGTTTGGTGATTATATCTGTAGGTTGAGTAATACCTACATGAAGGAAGCTAATATTGATATTGTCACTAATGAAAAAGCGTCTGAATATGCTCCATCGATCACAGGTGATGAACACAGAGAATACAATCCTAAAATGCATTCCATGAGCATTGAAAGAATTTTTTCTGGTACTACTCAACAAGGCAATACAGATGGAGAGTTGTCTTGTATTCTATATCTCAAAGTGCCAGAACAAGTTGCTGGAAAGGTTGAGTTTGCCGATTATGGCACTTTCGATGATGGCAAAGAAGAAGTAACCAATGGGGGATACACACACCTCTCATGGGGAAGTATCAGTGAAGCCTCATTTTTAAAACCTGTCACAGAACAATATCTTAAACCAGAAGTTGGAAAAATGATTATGTTTCCATCTTGGTTAAATTATGTAGTGATGCCTTTCTCTGGTGATGGAGAGAGCAGAATCCTAACAGCTAATGTTAATTTGCCGGAGAAACAAAATGAACATTGAACAACTTAGAAAACAATTGGAAGTGGATGAAGGATGTGAGTATAAGATTTATAATGACCATCTTGGTTACGCTACTTTTGGTATCGGTCATCTTGTTAAGGAATCTGACCCAGAAAAATCCCTTGACTTGGGCACCCCCGTTTCTTCTGAGCGAGTCGCTGAAGCCTTCGAGTCGGATATCCAAAGCGTCTTGCGAGACTGCAACATCCTTTACTCAGACTTTCACATTTTGCCAGAAGAAGCTCAACAAGTGATTGCCAATATGATGTTCAACCTTGGGCGTCCAAGACTATCCAAGTTTGCTGGAATGAAACGTGGTGTGGATACAAGGGATTGGAATCAGGCAGCAGATGAGATGGTTGATTCGGCGTGGTATCGTCAAGTAACAAATAGAGCAGATAGATTAGTAGAGAGAGTTAGAGCATTAGCATAATGGAACCTAAAATGTTTGACCACGACCAAATTTCTCTACCAGAAATTTCAGCAAAAACCACTAACGGTGTTCGTCTGTATGAAACACCAGAGGGCAACAAGTATCCATCCATCACCACTGTTCTATCAGTCCGTAATAAGCAGGGACTGTTTGAGTGGCGTAAGCGTGTTGGTGAGGATGTCGCAAATCACATTGCAAGAACTGCTGCTGCAAGAGGTACGAAGGTTCATGCTATGTGTGAAGACTACCTCAACAATGTACACCTTGACTGGCCTAATAAGTGGGAGAAGCATAAGAAACACTTTCTTCCTATGTGTTTATTTAACCAGCTCAAAGAAAAGGCTCTTTGTCATATAAATAATATATATGCTCAAGAGTGCGGGCTGTATAGTGATAAATATAAAATTGCTGGTCGAGCAGATTGTATTGCGAACTATAAGGGAAAGCTGTCAATTATTGACTTCAAGACCTCAACAAGAGAACGCACAGACGATTGGAATGAGAACTACTATATCCAAGGTTCGGCATATGCAGAAATGTTTGGTGAGAGAACAGGCATAAGGGTTACTCAAGTGGTAATTCTTGTTGTCACTGAAGATGGAACTGTGCAAGAGTTTGTAAAAGAGAAATATGACTATCTTCCTTTGCTCATCGAAACTATTGCAGAATGGAGAAAGAAAAATGAAGTATTTATTAGCGGTGATAATAATCGCCTTCCTAGTATACTCCCCTAATGCTGCATCAGCAAAAGAGGTTACCATATGGTCAAAGGGTTCTACAGTTGTAACAATTACTATTTGTAAAGATGAAGAGACAATTCTAAAAATAGTAAAGGCCGACACAATAAGTGAAGAGGAAGTTCTTGCAAGAATGTATGCTCTTACAAGTTTAAAATATTGTATAAATTTGCCTATGCCTCTACCGTTTTATGTCAAGGCTCTTCTTGTAGAATACAAAGATTTTAGACAAATAGATAGTGTAGTGTTGTCTATAGCAAAAATAAATGAACCAGATAAACATATTGGATTTGTTCTTGCTGCTGGAAAATACCAAGAAGACAAAGGTATTTGAAAAAAGGTATTGACAAATACATTCCCATATGGTATAAATAAGATACAGTTTGATGAAACAGATCGAACGACAGACTGGACTTGGGGGCAGTACCCAACGCCTCCACCATGAGAACAGAAATGAAACATTTAAAAGACACAGGTTACACATACTTCGGACACATGTTTAGAGCTTTTAGTGTATCCTTTGTTTTAATCATTCACGGGATTTTTCCTTGGGTTTGGGAAACGAAAGCAAGTGAATTGCTCTGTTCTGATGATGGGGGCGAAACAGGATCGACAGGTGTTAAATAGAGAAGTGGAGAACTGTGGATTGACCACCTTATAGGTCATAAACTATACGCAAATGATAATTTTGCACCCATGGCTCTTGCTGCGTAAGCAGTAAGTGTTCGGAGTTTCGGTAGGTTCCTTGGCAACAGAATAACCTACCACCTTATTTAAGTGACGGCAACCTATTGCTATATCGACACTTAATGAGTTTGGTAGTTCTCTTTATAGGACTAAAAACTACCACTTACTATACTTTCTTCGGGTGATGCCGTAATACATCCGTGGGGGGTCACGGTTAGCCTCCCAACCTTACATAAAATTATAGAATGGAGACAATATGCCACTGAATACACCAAAGACATTTTGTATGAAGATTGAAAATATTGTGAAGGAGAAGAGAATAACCCACATGGATGCCGTCCTTTGGTATTGTAAAAAAGAAGGACTAGAACTAGAAGGCATCAATTCCCTAGTTTCAAAAGCACTAAAAGAGAAGATTGAAGCTGACGCAAGAGAATTGAATTTTTTACCTCGTCAAGCAAAATTACCTATATAAGTGCTTGACATATTCAATGAACTGTAGTATAATAATATTATGTTAACTGTCGTGCATGACGGCAGCAACCCTTGTAATGGAGACTTCAAATGGAAGTAACAGTACACTTAGATGGTGACCCCGCAATCCGTGAAGAAGGTTTCTTCGCCTCTCAGGTAGGTGGACTTCTTGATCGTGTTCGTGGTCTAGAATTCGATAATGCCGAGTTGGTGAAAACCAATGAGGAACTAGGTGAACGAGTTCAGAAACTCGCAACTCAACGCCCGTCAGGGTTTCGTCCACGCCGCAACAATAAGCGGTAATTAATGTGTGCCGGTGTAGCTCAACGGTAGAGCAATTGCTTTGTAAGCAATAGGTTGTGAGTTCGATTCTTACCACCGGCACCATTTTTTATGGAGCAGTCATGTTCAGTAGAATGAAAAGATGGTTAGAGAAATATACAGAAAGTAAATCTGCTTCAATTCCAAAATATTTAGGTGGTAAGAAATCTGGAGCAGAGTTGAATAATATGAGAAGAGAAAAACAAGCAAAACATGAGGATTTGTTGAAGTGATGGATGTTACATTAGTTGATAGCATGGGAAGTGATTTGTCAGTGGTGAATGCTGCCCGTGTTTCTTTTGCAAAGGTGCATGATAATTTTGATAATGATAAAGACACTAAACTGATTAACTATCTTGCAAAGCATAATCATTGGAGTCCCTTTGGTCATGCGTCTTTACAGTTTCATATCAAAGCTCCTATATTTGTTGCAAGACAGTTGGTCAAGCATCAGATTGGTTTAACATGGAATGAGGTGTCAAGGCGATATGTAGATGATGAACCAACTTTCTATTACCCCCTTATCTGGAGAGGTAAGGCAGATAACAAGAAGCAGGGGTCGTCGAGTGTAGAGATTGATATCAATCCTGCTGGTTCTAGTGGTCCTGCTATGGTGGATGCATACAAACAAGCAATGCAGAAATGTAAGTGGACATATGAGGAGTTGCTAAGAAAGGGTGTGTGTCCAGAACAAGCTCGTATGGTCCTTCCACAGTCAATGATGACTGAATGGTACTGGAGTGGTACACTGTACGCATTTGCCCGTGTATGCAATCTACGGTGTAAACCAGATGCACAGGTAGAGACACAGATGGTTGCTGACCAGATTGATAAGTTGTCAGCTGACACCTTTCCTGTGAGTTGGGAAGCACTACGGTCATGAGTAAAGCTGTTGTCATGGGAAACGGTGAGTCTAGGTCTTGGTGCAACCCAAATACTAAATGGGTTGATGCTAGGACATGGGGATGTAATGCCGTTTACCGTGACGCAGCACCAGACAATCTTGTTGCTATGGACTACGGTATGCAACAAGAGATATATGATTCGGGTTATGAGGGTAAATGTTATTTCTCAAACTGGAGTGTTGTTCCAGCAGAAGTTGCTGATATGATGCTCATGGGATTTGATATACCAGATAACTTTATTCATAGGAGTAAGAACAAAACTGGCCAGTGTGTGATATCTGGCAAAGACCCTGCAACGGTTCATGAGTCTATTGAGTATATGATAAAGATGCATCCAAGTTTAGACATGGATGATCTCAAACTCAAGATGGAAAAGGATATTGGAATCTGGATTACCTATGTAAATGAGAATGACAACATAGTGGATGTTGGTAATCCTAATCTATCAACTGGCAGTATGGCTTTACTGTGTGCATGTCATGAACAGAATGCAGAAGAGATTTATATGTTAGGATTTGATTTGAGTACATACGATGAGACAATCAATAACATATATAAAGGGACAGACAATTATTTGCCTGCCTCTGCGAAAGGGTTCAATCCTGTAAATTGGATGAACCAAATGACTGAACTTTTTGACAAGTATAAGGATAGAACTTTTTATTGGGTAGACTGCAAAATGAAAGGCACTAACAGTTGGCATGGTTCAACTGTGCAAGACTACCATCTCAATGTAAAGTGCTTGTCAAAAGAAGAGTTCTGTAAAGAACTTTTATTGAACGATTATAAGTAAAGGAGTATTGACATTTCTACTACATCATGATACATTTAAACATACTTAAACATACGAAATATATTTACACATAAGGAGACTACAATGTCATTAGCTGCAATGAAGAAGCAGAATAGTTTGGATTCACTATTGGGTGCTGCCCAGAAAGAATCTGCCCCCCTAGAGAAGAAGTCTTACGTTGATGAACGTCTTTGGAAACCTACGATGGATAAGACCGGCAATGGTTATGCTGTCATTCGTTTCCTGCCCGCACCAACGGGTGAAGACCTTCCTTGGGTTAAACTTTGGAACCACGCTTTCCAAGGGCCAACTGGTCAATGGTTTATTGAGAACTCATTGACTACGCTTGGTAATAATGATCCTGTGTCGGAGTATAACTCTAAACTCTGGAACTCTGGTATTGAGTCTGATAAGGAGATTGCTCGTAAGCAGAAGCGTAAGTTGCAATATTACTCAAACATCTATGTGGTGAGTGATGCATCAAATCCTCAGAACGAGGGTAAGGTCTTCCTCTATCGTTATGGTAAGAAGATTTTCGACAAGGTGATGGAAGCAATGCAACCTCCATTTCCTGATACAGACCCTATCAACCCATTTGATTTTTGGGAAGGTGCGAACTTCAAGTTGAAGCTTCGTAAGGTAGATGGTTACTGGAACTATGATCTCTCATCCTTTGATGGTGCATCTGCATTGTCTGATGATGAGGACAAGTTGGAGAGCGTTTGGGGGAGTGAACATTCTCTCTCAGAGTTCACTGCACCATCTAACTTTAAGACTTATGATGAGTTGAAGACTCGTCTTGATATGGTCCTGTCTGGTGTAACCAAGACAAGCACAGTAGAAACTCTCATGGAAGATGAACCTACTGCACCTGTTAAGGTCAACACCAAACCAAAACCAGCACCTACTGTTTCGGCAGATGATGGTGATGACGCTATGTCATACTTTGAGAAGTTGGCTGAAGGGTAAACTAATCTGGTTTACTATAAACCCCTCACTGAGAAATTGGTGAGGGGTTTTCTTTTACATAAATCCTTCAGATGCCCTAGCTAGAGCGCCTCCCGCCGCTGGGTTTTGTAAAGTTTTATTTTGTTCAATTACAGTTGGTGCCGATGTGTTAGATTTTTGACTATTATCATTTTGCTGTATTATTACAGGTGGTGGGGTTTTACTTGCACTTTCAGCGGTGCTTATCTTTCTTGCTTGATCAATCGCATCCTGCGCTGTCGGCATCTTGCGGCCTTCATCGAATTTTTGCCTCTTCCCATTCTTACCCATTCCGCCGAAATCAGCATCCTCGTCAACGCCTGCTGCACGAAGTCTATCTTCATGAACTTCCCTCTGGGCTCCCGCAATTCGCCTCCTTTGAGAAGAAGTGTCGTTCCTCGCTCTTTTCCTTTGGATTCCAGTCGCTGCAAGACTGGAATCTCCTAAGTCCGTACCTGATGCTGCCATCTCTCTTTCAGCAATCCCCATCCTCTCGAACTTTCGTTTACCGAATTTACCTTTCTCAGAGGCAGGAGCATCTTTCTTCGCATCATCAGAACTATCAGTCTCGGACAAGTTTGTCTTGTTGCCCGAAAACGGGGCAGGAGCAGAAGCTTTTTCATCATCATCACCACCACCAAAACCGAAAAACCCAGCTATTTTGCCCCCAATCTCACCTGCTTTGCCCAAGATACCACTGAAAAGAGCTTTGAAATCTATATCAAATATATCCGTAAAGAATTTTACAACCCTTGCAATCACAGCTGAGAACAGGTTTACAAAACTCTTTATCAATTTTTCACCGTTATCAAAAACTTTACCAAAAAAATCCTCAAAAACTTTTTCAAAACTAAACTCTTGGAAAATCTTTGCCAAATCCTCAAAACCAAAAAACGCTAAAACATCAGCAATCATATTTTTTGCAAAATCAAGTAGTTTTCCAAATGCTCCAAAGAATTGTACAAATGCTACCCGTATCAGTTCTCCTACACTTGCACCCTCATCAAATGCTTTCTTGACTTCAATAAAAGTATCGTATAACGCATATCCCACTACTGCAATAGCAGCAACAATTGCAAGAAATGGTAGGATGGCTAAACCAAAGAATCCTGAAATAGTAGAAAGTACAGATGTTAATGTAGTAATAACTGGAGCCATAATAGCTTTAATTCCCAAAAATATTGTTTTCATTAATCCAAAAGCCTTAAATGGGTTGAGTATTGTAAAAAGAGCAAACAGGCCAAGGAATGCTGTGCTTATCAAACCAATTTTATCAATCACAAAGGCAACACCATCAATAAAGTCAAATAGATATTCTTTCATTTTTGCAAATATTTTTGGATCATTCATAAAATATGCCAAAGCTGGTATAATCGCTACTGCCAATATACCAACAAACCCTTTTATCAATTTGAAAAATCCACCAAATTTTTTCATGAAACCGCCACCCTCTTCACCGCCACCTTCGCCGCCATCCGCACCCGGCGCTCCTCCGACACCTGGTTTATCATCTCCAGCAAAACGATCAAACATACTTCGTTTAAGAGATGCTTCAGCTGAATCTTCAGTGGCCTTTGCTAACTCCTTTGAAGATTCCTCCACTTCTTCAGCAGTTGCATTTCCCTCTTTTTGTTCTTTCAATAATTTTTCATGCCTCTTCTTCGCATCATTTTCACGTTTTTTAGCTGCTTTTCTGTCTTTCTTTTCTTGTTTTGATTCCAATGACAAGACTTTGCTGATTGCAGCCAATTTTTTATCTGATGATTCAACTTTTTGGTTGGTTTCATTAATTGATGCGGTGATATCTGCAATTTTTTGGTCAGCCATGATTATTTTTCCTTACCTTCTGTGGTTTTTTGATAAGCATTCTTAGCATAAAATGCTGCAACAATAGCAGCAACTGATACAAAGTATGTTGGTGCCATCGAACCTAATGTTTTGCCTGCCTCTGTTAGTCCAATCCACATAGATATTACCACTGCAAATGGGTATAATAACATACCGGCTAATGCAAACCAAGCCATTTGTCTCTGTGCATCCTCTTTCTTATCTTCATTATCTAACCGCATCATTCTCGCATCCATAGTAAGTTCTTCATCAGTCACAACACCATCACCATCTAAATCATATTTTGAAAATTTACTATCAGGTTCAAGTGTTTTTTGCGACATCTTTATCTCCTAGCAGCTTGCTGCCTATTCTTTTCTGCTTCCTCCTTCAAATGATTCATTAATAAACCGATATATATTTCCCTCTCCCACGGTAGCATTTCTTCTAGTTCCGTTAAACTATATTTATGATGATGCATCAGTGCAAAATTAAGTTCATAGTAGGAACTAAGTGATGTGTGAGAAAGGGCTATGAAAAAAAACTCTCCATCCCCTGTATGACCACTTCACTTGTAACTTCTGTTTTTGGATTCTTAACCTCTACC